AACATCATCATCTTTGATTTGAATTCCAGACCCTAGAGCAGTAATTCCAGTTAATAAAGATCCATCTCCAGAAAATTTAGTAGCATTTAAAGTTCCAGTAGTACTTATACTAACAGCAACAAAACCCTTTGCAGCAGTTGCATCATCTTCTCTAAAAATTCTAAATTCATTATTGGATGAGTAGTTATCAATACTCCAACGATAAGAGGATGATGGTTGTCCTCTAAAAACAATTCTATTATTGGAACCAGAATCTTGTTGTATCTGTATTCTACCAGAAACAGTTAATCTATCTGATGGATCGATTGTACCAAATCCAACATTACCACTTGAATTAATATACTGACGAATATTACCCGCACCATCAGCAATGACTACATTATTTGATGATGTTCTAATATCTAATCCAGTCTGTCCATTATAAGAACCAATGATTACATTATAAGATCCCGTAGTTAAATTTTGTCCAGCACGATCTCCAAGTCCAATGTTATATTGTCCAGAAGTTACTGCATAATAGGAAAGTTGTCCAATAGCAATATTATGACCAAGACCACCATTGTTTAGTCCTAATGCCTGATCTCCAATCGCAACGTTTGCAGAACCAAAACCACCAGTTAAATCTCCAATTTTTATATTTTCCCCACCACTACCAAACTTAATTCTAGTTGGAGAACTTATTTCTCCAGTAAGAATAATATTACCAGTAACAGAAACATTACCTTTAACTGTTAATTTTTCTGTTGGTATAGTTGTTCCAATTCCAACTGCAGATGTTGTTCCAATTCCAGCAGTTCCGCCTTCAAAAAATCCTCCTCCACCACCTGCCAATACAGCAGTTACAATAGCAACATTCCCTGTTTGCTGAACAATTATATTACCACCAGCAACAATAGATGAGATGCCATCAGTAACGATTCCAGTTACATTAGAAGCATCACCATATAACTTTGTTCCAGTTATGATACCAGCAACATTTATATCGGACCCAATTCCTAATGGAAATGTTACAGATCCACTACTACTAAAAATTCTTATTGATTGTTGATTATCTGGAGAAAGAATATAACCAGAACTCGACTTAAGACTTTGTGCTGTTAATATTCCAGTAAACTCTGCATCATCAGCAACAAATTTACTAGCAGTAAGAATACCAACATTAAGATTTGGTACTCCTGTTAGATTAGCAGCAACAGTGGCAAATCCAGCAACAGGAGAATAACTCGCTATAGAAGCAGATCCAGATAATGAGGAATATGTTGATATTCCAGAAACAGAAGCATAAGTAGCAACGCCAGAAACTACAGCATACGTTGCAATACCAGAAATTGATGAATAAGACGCTACACCAACAACATCAGCAAATGCTGCAGTTTGTGCTTGAACAGCAGATCCAGAAGTTGATGCATATGTTGCAACTCCAGCTAAATTAGCATAAGAAACTATTCCTGCAGTAGCAGCATAAGTAGCAATACCAGAGGTTTGCGAATAAGTTGCGACACCAGCATTTGGTGCATAATCAACATCAACAGTTATTCCAGTACTACCAAATCCAACAATAGAGGATGTTAAAGTAAAAACATCCTCAGCAATTGAATTGATGACTTGTCGTTGCTGTTCAAACGTTGAATTTATACCTACATTACGTGCTGGCATAGTATTCCCTTATCTCCGATAAAAAAATAGGAGGGATCGCTTTGGCAATCCCCCCATAACAAAGATATCAAGCAGTGTAAATCAGTCGAGGCTGATATTCAGAGTAACCTTGATTTGGTCACCGTTGTTCTGAATGTTGTAAGGACCGTTTGTGAATCTTTCTGCGAAGAAGATGCTGCTATAAAGAGTAGCACTTCCAATACCAGATAGGGCAGGAACAGTTCTAAAGGTATTAGTATTTGGAGTCTCAAAGATTGTATAAGTTGCGGATGTTGTAGTTGTGTTTGCAGCACCAGCAGCAATATAAATTACATCACCAGGAACTAATCCGTGATCAGTAGCAGTAACTTGACTGAAGTTAAAGTAAACGATGTTACCAGTCGCAGACTGAATGTTGTTATCGAGTTCATTACTCAGATATACAATACCAGTTTTTTCATCAATACCAGTGACAACAGTTCCAGCAGGAATAGCGTCAGTTTCTCCAGCAAGGAATCCATGGGTAACACCCATACCTACACAGAGATCTTCAGTAACATTTCTAAAGAATGTTGTAACACCGCTTACAGATCCTGTATTTTTCTTACTAAGAACAATAGTAGTGGTATTCATGATACCAACAACTGTTGCACCAGAAGCAATACCTACACCAATAACTCTTTGGTTAGTGGTAATACCTGCATTTGTAGATACTGTGATTGTAAATTCAGATCCAATACCAGTTGCAGTTGGTTCAGACTTGAATGGGAATAGAGTTACAAATGACTGTCCGATGGTTCCACTAGTCTGTGCCTTAGAAATTGTTGAACCGATACCTACTGAAGCAGCGTGAAGAACACCATTTAGAGCAACAGGCATGTTGTTTGCTCTAACTAGGTAGTAACCATAGCAGTTATTAGCAGCAGAAGTAAAGGTAAAGGTCTGCTCAGCATAAGAAGCAGTTGTTGTTCCTCTACCAAACTCTAGTGCTTGGTTGCTGAATGTAGATGCGTTCTTAACAGTAAGGACAATTACGTTACCGTCAATTGCAGCAACAGTTGCATTAGAACCTACACCACCACCAGATACATAATGACCAACAGCAATATTGGTTGTTGAAGATACGGTAATGGTATATTCGTTGATGTTACCACTTCCAGTTGGAGTTGCAATTGGGGTAACAATTGTTCTTACATTCCACTGACTACCATTCAGAAGAATACCGTATTGTCTTGAATAATCTTCGTCGTTTCTATTATTAATTACTAAAGGATATCCAGTGCTTGCTGCGGTTCCATAACCAACAGATCCAGATGCGTCATATGGTTCATAATACTTCAATTGAGTTGGAACATCACTCTCAGCTGGAGTGGTGTTGCTAGTAAAAAGCTTCAGAATTAAATTTCTTGGAATATTGCGATTGCTATTTACCAGATATCTCAATGACTGTAATTCACCACTGTCTGATACTAATAAAGCCATTTGAAAGGTCTCCGTTACAGTTGTCCGTTATGTTTTTATTTATAAGATTTTAATAATTGTATCAAAGTAAAAGTCTAAGGAATAAAGAACACTTTTTAATTCCAGAACAAGATATTACACTGAAGTCTAAAATGTCCCCAGCAGTAATAATTGTGCTCCAAGTTGTAAGATCTTCATCTCTATTTTTAAGTTGATTACTTAATCTTGGGTATTCAGTTCCAACAATAGATGTAAGGTTATCTGGGAATGTGTCATATCTATCCTTTTGAATATCAATGACTATTGATCCAACATCCTCAGAAACTAAAACCCAGGATTCTATTCTTCCAGTTACATCAATACCAAGTTGTCCTTTAGACCCTGGTGATATATCTTCAGACCCACTATCAAGAACAAAATTAATAGTCCTTGTAAGATCTGCAGTGGTTGCCATCGCAACCCCAAAAAATACATCTCCATTAGATGGAGGTATTGTGAAATGGATATTACTTCCAGATATTTGATAATCTACACCAGGATTTAAAACAACATCGTTAACAGAAATTATTAACTGTTGTTCATTTAAAGGAAAATATGGTTCACCATTGACAGTTAATGGAAATGTTTGAGAAGTTCCATTAAAAGATGATGATATATTATCTAAAAGTAAATTACTATATTGTGTTGATTTTGATGGTATCTCATAATTGACTCCAAGATTATATCGTTGTAATCCTGGATCAATCGTAACATCATATAAACCATCATCAACTGTTACTATAAAATCAGACATTAGAAGCTAACTCCTGGAGACACTAATGCCATTCCATAAACTACTTTTGTCTTTTTACCATTAGATGATTCAATAAAAATATCATATACATATCTCCCCTCAGTCAAAGTTGCCGTTACAGCATCTGACATTTCTAAAGATATTCTTCCATTAATTCTATCAACAAAAGTAAGAATAAAAGGATATGTAGTTGTTGATGTATGATGCTTTCTTAAATTACTCGAAGCAGTATATCCCAACAGATTCAATGGAGTACCATCTTTATTTCTAACAGTTAAATTTATTTGGAAATCTGCACCCTGTTCAATAGTAAGATTTAAGGGTATTGCTGCCATTACACTTCTTCTGAGGGTTTCAAATATTTATAGTATTATAAAGAGCTATATTTATTCAAACCCAACAAAGGTATTTTATCGATATTTTGGGGTGGTGTCAAATTTCGATATATACGGTATAATAGGATGAGCGGTAAAAATAAAAATGACGTTATTCGTAAAAGAAGATATTAAAGCTTTTCATATTCACATTCCCAGAACTGGTGGTAGGTATATTAAAGAAGTTTTGTCTAATAATGGGTATGATCTTTATCACACTGATTATGAGCAATCAATTTATGGCATCAGTATAATGCATTTACATTATCCATTATATGAAATGCTAGAAGACGTTGAGAATTCTAAACAGTTTGCAATTGTTAGAGATCCATTTACCAGATTTGCTTCTTCAGCACACTGTATGATTAATGAATGGTACTCTGATATGGAAGACCAAGTAATTTCTTCATTGGAAACTGAAGAAGGGTTAAAACATTTCATTGAATACCACGCAATTACTAAAAGATATAATTCAAACTGGATGAGACCACAAAATGAATTTTTAAGTGATAAAACCTTAGTCTATAAGTTTGAAGATGGATTGACTAAAAATTTTATTACATGGTTTAATGAAAACTTTAATGATAATGTAGAAATAAAAGAGTATTCCTATTATGGAGATCCAGCAGAATTAAAAGAAAATAAAATAAAAGAAAATAAAAAAATAGAATCCTTAATTAAGAATTACTATTTTGAAGATTATGAAATTTTAGGATATTAATTTTTTATACTTTTGGTAGTTCCCAAGAGGGTTTATTGTATGGAAAATTTATATACCAATCAAATCTAATAACATATTTTGGTTTTTTTCTCAAATCCTCTAGTTTGGGAATCATATCAGAATGATATGACTTACCAGCATCAAAAATAAAAAATGAATTTTCAATACCTTCATTATAATAAGTATTTTTAGAATTAAATAATCCTTTTATTTTTGGTTTTTCTATAGAAACATAAGTTCCATATTTTGGATCTGGATTTGACAAATAGTATATAATACCAATTAGATGTTTACTAATTACATTATCTGTACTGTGATTCCATTCTAAAGTTAGGTAATTATTTGGATCTTCATAATCTACCATTCTAGAAGACCAGCAAGAATGCGGAATTATTTTTTCTGGATCAATTCCAGCATGAATACAATAATTAACTACATGTTTTTTTGCTGCCATACAAAATGTATTCCAGCAATTTTCTTTATATGGATATTCTGGACTATTAGACAAATGATGCCCGTGACAGTCTATGATACACCCACTATTTTGTTTTCCTCTTAATGGAGTCTGATTTGTCTTATTAAATTGTCTATCACAATCTTCACGCATACTATTGATAGTCACTTTATCAAAAAGATTGTATGCAGTATAAAAATAATTATCCTTTACTCTAACAATCTTGGTATTTTTTTCTACCTTTTGTGGGTAAAATGGATATGGAAGATTATCATTCAAAACCCACTTTGGTTTATCATAGTCTAAAAATACTTCTTTTTCTATATTATCTAATCTTTTTTCTATAGATTCTAATTTATTAATCAAGGTTTCTATTGATGTATCCATTTTAAAAATTACAATATTTTTCTTATTTAGATTTTTTTATTGAAGGTGGATTAAAATTTTTAGGTGGTCGATACAAATTTGGCCATGTATCTCTAATAATTTCAGCAAGTTTATATGGAGTTGTTGAATTAATCATGATGCATTATTTTTCCTTGGACGATAAGAATAAAGATTCGTTGGTTTAGGTGGTTTCATCCACTCCTCTATTATATCAAATTTTTCTTCACAATAAAAATCTTGCTGAACATACCACAATTTCCAGTGGTCATGTCCTTTGGATTGATTGCAAGACTTGCAGCAACATACTACATTTCTTGTAATATCTAATCCACCTTTTGATTGTGGAATAACATGGTCAAGAGTTAAATCTTCTTCTGAACCACAATAAGCACATTTATGATTCCAACTTTCTTTTATTTCTTTTCTCCATAATCGTTTTGCTTCAGATTGACTTGTTGTTTGAAGATTGAACAAGTATTCTTGAGGCGATTGGAGAGGTCTCATAAGTGCTTGCAACTTATGAATATTTATTTTAAATTTGTTACAAGCACTTGTTATCGATAACGATTTACCTAACGTGGTGTCCTCCAAACATATACCGCATTCCGTTCAAGATTTTTGCTCCGAACGATCCGAGATTGCGTGAGTTAAATCTTTCAAAAAGGGCAGTAGTAATAACAGGAGCGGGAACCCCCAGATCCACAGCGGTAGAAACAGTCCAACGACCCTCACCGCTGTCGGATACACCTCCAGAGAACTGTTTAAGGCTACCATCCCTGCGTAGCACATCAGCAGTAAGGTCAAGTAACCAAGACCCAACCACGCTACCACGACGCCATAACTCAGCAACCTCAGCAACATCAATATCATAGCAATAGGATTCTGGATCTGCCATTGGGGCAACTTCCGCATCACCTTCTCTAACATACTGAGCACCTGAATTGGCGTTCTTAATGATGTTGAATCCTTCTGCATATGCCTGCATAATGCCATACTCAATACCATTATGAACCATCTTCACAAAGTGTCCAGCACCTGGACCACCACAATGCAACCAACCGTATTCAGCAGAAGTTATGTCTGAGTCAAATTGAGTCCTGGGGGCAGCGTCAATTCCTGGGGAGAGGGCATTAAAAATGCTTGAACAAGTGGAGACCGCAGTATCTCCGCCACCAACCATAAGACAGTATCCACGATCCAGACCATAAACACCACCGCTAGTGCCACAATCAATATATTGGATACCAAGTTTTGCCAAGCGTTCTGCTCTCTTCCGACTGTCCTTAAAATTGCTATTGCCATGATCAATAATAATATCTCCCTCACCACAATATCGTAGTAACTCATTAATCGTTTCCTCTACTGTTTCTGCTGGCACAACCATTTGAAAAATGCCTGGTTGTTGCCCATCCTTTTTTACTACTTTAACAAGATTTTCAATAGTAGTTGCAACTCCATTCACATATCCTTTCTCATATGCTTCCTGTGCTTTTTCATAATTTCTACGATAACCCCAGACTTCTATTCCTGCCTTCATCATACGACGAGACATTCCTTCACCCATTCTCCCTAATCCAATCATTCCTACTTTCATTTTTTACTCCTATTTTAATTTGAGTGGATAATCCCACTTAGTAATAAGTTCTGTTTTTTGCCAAGGTCCCCAAACACCTTCATTATAAAGATATGGCATTGTCATAATGCGACAATGATCTCCAGTACATAAAAGATCATCAACAATTCTCCAAGATTCTAATACCTCATCAGCATGAACAAAGTGTGACTGATCTTCATTTATTGCATCATAAAAAAGTTTTACATAACCATCAATTGCTTTTTCTACTGGATAATGATACTGAAGAATTGCTGATTCTACATTATCATTTAGTCCAGGAGATTTGATGTCAATACGCATATCCAAATGTGGATCTGGTTGTAATCTCATTACAATTCTATCGTTGCATTCGTGCCCATCAAATAATTGTTGTGGTGGAGATTTAAATTTAATCACAACCTCAACACAATTCACGGGCATTTTTTTACCTGTCATAAAGTGAAATGGAACTCCTTTCCATCTCCAGTTATCAATATAAAGATCACCAGCAACAAAAGTTGGAGTTTGAGAACCTTGAGTTACTCCTTCCTCATTTTTATATTCATCATATTGTCCAAGAACTACATTATCACCAAGTCTAGTTGCAGCAAGAACCTTAACCTTCTCTCTGCGAATTTCTTTAGCATCATTTTTACAAGGAGGTTCCATTGCAATTAATGCAAGCACCTGAAGCATATGGTTTTGAAGCATATCTCTTACGGCACCAGCAGTATCATAATACTGGGCACGACCTTCACAACCAATCGTTTCAGTTGCAAAGATCTGAACTTCTTCTATAAAGTTCCTGTTCCAAAGTGGTTCAAGTAAAATATTGCTAAAGCGGGTGGCAAGAATATTATTAACAGTATCTTTACCCAGATAATGGTCAATGCGATATACTTGTTTCTCGCGTAAATATCCAGCCACCACAGATTGTAAATGATTAGCAGATTGAATATCGGTGCCAAAAGGTTTCTCAATAATGACTCTAGATTTTTCTGCGTCATCTAATTTACCTGCCTCTTTTAGATTAGTAATTGCATCAACATATCTTTCTGGAGGAACTGATAGAAAATAAGTGGTGTCATCGCAAGAATCTATCAGTTTTAAAGATTCTAAATCGCTTAAGTCACAAGGAACATAATCAAGTCGTTTAATAAACTCTTGAGAATAGTGTCCTAAAATCTCAACCCAACTCTCCTTACTATGTTTAGTTCTAGAAGCACCAATAATTTTAAATCCTTTTGGTAAAAGATTTTTCTTGTGAAGAGAATAAAGTGCTGGTATGAGTTTCCTTTTACAAAGGTCACCAGTTGCCCCAAATATTACTATTGATTTCATTTTTTATTATCTAAAACAGAGTCCCAATCTTTCTGGAAGAGTTCCAAACCCTTATCAGTCATAATGTTCTTATACATTGCCCAGAATACAATGGGAGGAATTGTAACTACATCTGCACCATTAAGAGCAGATTGTTCTACCTGTCTTACGTCACGAAGAGATGCTGCAAGAATTTGTGTAGATGTTCCTGAGTAATCAAATGCCTTACGGATGTTTTTGATAAGTTCAATTCCATCAATTGAATTATCCATCCAACGTCCAACGAATGGGGAGATGAATGTTGCTCCTGCCTTTGATGCAAGAATTGCTTGTGCCACTGAGAACACAAGTGTTACATTAACTTGAATTCCTTTATCGGAAAGAAACTTGCAAACTTTAAGTCCTTCTACAGTACAAGGGACTTTGATTGTAACAGCAGGAGCGATTGTGTAATATTGTTGTGCTTGCGAAATCATTTCGTCAGCAGTGTCTGCAACTACCTCAGCAGAAATGCTGTCTAAATTTGGAAATATATCCGAAATTTCGTTAATAACTTCTTGAAGTTGTCTACCACTTTTAAGAATCAAAGTGGGATTTGTAGTAACTCCATCCAATAGTCCAGTCTCATATGCTGGACTAATCATTGAAACATCTGCGGTATCTAAAAAGATCTTCATATAAAAATAAGAACTCATTATAATTATAACGGGTTCTTGATAAGATATTAAATTTTGTTATGAATTAAAGACATAATAAAAAAGACCCCGAAGGGTCTTATAAAATCAAAGTGCGTTGCCCCTCGGGAGAACCTCATCTGGAAAGACAAAATTCTCATGAATCTGATCTACTGGAGCCATCCAAGCACGAAGACCTTCGTTTAGAAGGATATTTTTCGTGTAGAACGTTTCAAATTCTGGATCTTCTGCTGCACGAATTTCCTGCGAGACGAAATCGTATGCTCGAAGGTTAAGAGCGAGCCCAATAATTCCAATACTAGATGTCCAGAGACCCATAACAGGTACAAACAACATAAAGAAATGGAGCCAACGCTTATTACTAAAAGCGATTCCAAAAATTTGAGACCAGTACCTATTCGCTGTAACCATAGAATAGGTTTCTTCTTCTTGGGTGGGTTCAAATGCCTTGAAGGTATTTGATTGTTCACCGTCTTCATAGAGGGTGTTTTCAACTGTTGCACCATGAATAGCACAGAGTAGAGCACCTCCCAGTATACCAGCAACTCCCATCATATGGAAAGGATTAAGAGTCCAGTTGTGGAAACCTTGAAGAAATAGAAGAAATCTGAAGATTGCTGCCACACCAAACGATGGAGCAAAGAACCAACTGGATTGACCCAGAGGATACATCAGGAAGACGCTGACGAATACAGCGATAGGACCAGAGAATGCGATTGCGTTATAAGGACGGATGCCAACCAGACGGGCAATCTCAAACTGGCGAAGCATAAATCCAATTAGAGCGAAAGCCCCGTGTAGTGCCACAAAAGGCCAGAGTCCCCCAAGTTGGAACCACCTGACAATATCTCCTTGAGATTCAGGACCCCAAAGTAGAAGAAGAGAATGACCCATAGCATCTGCAGGCGTAGACACAGCTGCCGTGAGGAAATTAGCACCTTCAAGATAAGAAGACGCCAACCCGTGGGTGTACCAACTGGTAACAAACGTTGTGCCAGTAAGCCAGCCACCAAGGGCCAAATAAGCAGTGGGAAAAAGAAGTAATCCAGACCAACCCACAAAGACAAAGCGATCTCGTTTAAGCCAGTCATCCAGGACATCGAACCATCCTCTTTGTGAAATTGGTTGTGAAAGTGTTGAAGAAGTCATAACCTCCTATGTAT